GATGCCGTCCCGAACCCTTCCGAAACCCTTCGCGAACCCTTGAACCCTTCCGAAAGGGTTCGCGAACCCCGCGGGGTAGGGGTAGGGGAAGGGGAAAGCTCTTGTTCTGCAGATGGAGATTTGGGAGGTCGCGCGCACGCACACGCGTACACGCGCGAGGCCGACACACCCCCCTCCTCGAAATGCTCGAAGCACATCGACGACCCGGACCCGCCGGCGTGCCGCGCATGCGGCGACGCTCGCCTCGCCGCGAAGGACTGGACCGACCGGCAGGCACTCACCGCGGCGCGGGCTCGTTCGGAAGCGGTCCGTGCTGCCGCCCAGGATCGCGCCAGAGCGATCGCAGCGTGTCCCCTGTGCGACGGGGATGGCTACATCGGCACGGACCTGTGCGCGCACACTCAGGCCCCGACGTCGCGGCCGTCGCTGAAGGCGCTGTTCGACCAGGCGCAGGCCGAGAAAAAACCGCTGAGGACGGGTGTTGTTTCGTTGTCCGCAACGGGCAACAGTCGGCTATAGTCGACTTTCGACCAACAAAAAATTGCCCCGCCGGTGCGCTAACACCGCGGGGCACGAACACCGAGGAGATATCTCGATGTCAGATCTGACTTTACCGGAGGCCCGGGCAGAGCGTGACTCGCTCGCCACCCGCGTGGACGTGCTCGACAAGGTCGGCACCCTCGCCACCCTTCCGGACGACACCCACGTCACGACCGACATGGTCGCCACCTTCTACGAAGTGGACCGCGAGACCCTCCTGAAGCTCGTTCAGCGCAACCGGGACGAGCTCGACGACGACGGATTCCGGATCATCGGCCGCCGGGAAGTCGTGGACATCCTGTCCATGACTCCGGATGAGCTGGGCATGCCCCGCAACGCCCCGACGATGAGCCTGTTCCCGCGTCGCGCCGTTCTCCGTGTCGGCATGCTCCTCCGTGACTCCCTCGTCGCCCGCCGAGTCCGGGACTACCTCCTCGACGCCGAGAAGCCGTCCGGCCGCGCCCGCGCCGAACTCCTCACCCGCGCAGACCTCGCCCGCATGGTGCTTGAGGCCGAGGAAGAGAAGGCGGTCATCGCCGCGGCCCTCGAGTCCGCCGCGCCGGCAATCGCCTACCACGACCGGTACGTCGCCAACGGTGACGCCGCGACCGTCAAGTCCTGGTCCGCCCAGTTCGGTCTCTCCGAGCCGAAGGCGTACGCCCTGCTCCTCGACCGCAAGGTCATCTACCGCACGCTGATCGGGGAACGCTGGTCGAACCGGCAGCAGCGCAAGGTCGCCGAGTACGAATACCGCGCCTACGCGAAGTACCTCGACTGGTTCGACCTGCGTCCGCAGCACAACGCACCGCGCCACCACAACGGTCAGGTCCGCCAGACGTTGTACGTGCGGCAGATGTTCGCGCTGCAGCTCGCCGCGAAGTGCGGTCTGTCAACGCAGCTGACCATCGATGGCGGTGCAGCATGAGCATCCGAGACGAACTCACGGCCCTCATCGCACGCATCGGTGACACCCACGTCGACGCCGACAACACCGACTTCCACGAGGACGTCGTCGACGCGATCCTCGCCCACTACGGCGTCGTCGAACTGCCGACCCTGAACGACCCCGACGACGACGGGCAGATCTACACCGACGTAGCCGAACTGCGCATCGACACGTCAGGCCCCAACGGCAACGAGGTGTTCCTGCCGGGAGGGAGCCAGACTTCGCCCCACCAGCTGCGCCAGGAAGCCTCCGACTACCTCGCCGCCGCGAATCGAGCGGAGGCACAGTCATGAACCATCCATGCCATCGGAAAACCCATGAAGCAATGGCATGGCCCGCGTCTGCCCTCGGGTTCGCTGATCGAGCGGATGTCCAGGCATGAGCGATCCGACGACACCCGAACAGCGGCTCCCGCTGCCTGACCCGAACGGCGGATGCGTCTGCACCTGGCACACCCAGGACGCCGGATGCGGCTACACCGAGGTGATCCCCGAGTACGAACCCGCCTGCCCCGAACACTCGACCCACCTGTACGACCCTCGAACAGGAATGTGGATCGACGACCCTCGCCAGGCTCCATGCGTCATGACCCACACCCCGCCGTCCGACTTCGCCCAATGCGAAACCCACGACGAGACATTCCCCCTCGGGGAGACATGCCGCTTCCATGAACGCGACATGGTCGAAGTGCTGTTCGAGGCCGCCGACGAGCAGCGAATGCGGGCCGTGCGCGCTGAGCTCGAGCTTGAACGTGCCGCGCGCGCCCTCGCTCGCGTCCGCGATCTCGCCGACTGCCAACAGATGGTTGGTGCAGGCGAGATCTTCGACGCCCTCGGGGGCGGCCAGTGACCCGGTCATACGACGGACCCGTCCGGGGCACGGTGTTCGCGCTCCCACCCGCCCTCCTGCTCTGGATCCCCATCGTCGCCACCCTCGCGCTCATCCTGGCGGCAATCGGATGAGCCGCCAGGACGAGGTGCGGACCAGCGGCACCCTCGCACACGCGGTCGCCGAACACGCCAAGCAAGCAATCGGACCCAACGGAACCGTGCTCAAGGTCCCCGAGGACGACGCCCAGCTGATCCGGGCAACGTTCATCGCCAAGCTCGCCGAAGCCGCAACGAAGCTCGCCAACGGAGAACCGCTGCGATGAGCGGCACCTGAGACACCGGCCCCGTGCACAGCTTCCCGTGCACGGGGCCGGACCCACACCCCGCAGACAACCCACCACACGACAACAGAAAGGCCCAGCATGGGATCCCGGTCACCAATGGACCCCGACAACCTCGACGCCAGCCAACGGGCACGTGAGGCCCTTGAGCTACGGCGGCGGGGGAAGCAGTGGGCGGAGATCGCTGTCGAGTTGGGTTATGCGGATCGGGCGTCTGCGTATAACGCGGCGAAGCGGTTGTTGGATCGGACGGAGTTCGAGTCGGTGGAGGAGTACCGGGCGATCGAGGCGGATCGTCTGGATGAGGCGCATCGGATTCAGGCGGATGCGTTGGAACGCCTGGTGAACGCGCAGAACCTCGAGGCGGTGCCGCCGGCGGTGAATGCGTTGGTGAAGATCTCCGACCGCCGCTCCAAACTCCTCGGCTTGGACGCCCCCACCCGTGTGGATGTGGCGCACTCCGGTGAGGACTTCGCTGCGACGGCCGCTCGGTTGATGAAGGAGATCGGGTTGGCGGTGCCCTCCGAATTCCAGACGGACCAGGACGTCGCCGAGGACCAGGACCGGGACGGCGAGCAGGACGGGGGAGACCCATGGGTGAGATGACGAAATCGACCGTGCCGCCGCTCACTGTTGGCGCCCGCGTCAAGCTGAAGGAAGGCGTCTCGTTCGGTCCGATCAAAGAGCTGGCTATCGACCGGATCTTCAAGAACGGCTGGCTCGAAGCCTCATCCGACGATCGACGCACCCGAGTGAAGGTCCGACACCAGGACGTCACCGTGAAGCCGATCCTCTCCTGCTGGTGCTTCACATGCGTGGACGACTACGTCGAGGCCATGGAGCAATACGACCCACGCATCATGCCCACGTGGGGATTCATCATGTGCCCCGACTGTGGGAACAAGCGCTGCCCCAAGGCCACCCATCACGACCATGCGTGCACCGGCTCGAACGAGCCCGGCCAGGAGGGATCTCGCTATGCGTGAGCGGCGTGTGAAGGCGTACAAGACCTGCCCCATCGACGGATGCGACTGGCAACTCATCACCGAATGGTTCGACGGGTCACCGGACAAAGTCCTCATCGTGTCCCAAGCCGACCAAGAGGCAGCGGTCGGCCTCCACATGAAGTCGCACTACACCCCCGAGAGGACGTACTTCACGTGACCCTCGAAATGACCTGCCCCGTCTGCCACGCCGCATTCATCCCACCCGACGACGCACCGCAGTATCCGCCGGACGGTTCGGTCGCTGTGTGCGTCACGTGCGCCGACGTCGTCGTCTGGAACCAGGCGAGAGGCTGGGAGGTCCCCGCCCCCGAATACAAGGCCGAGCTCCTCCAGCTGCAGCCCGTCATTGACTCGCTCATGGAGATCCGACAGTGGCACGACCAACGCGCCAAGGACCGGCAGGACCTACGCACGTTGATCTCGTACGGACTCATGGCCGGACTCACCGTCCCGGACATCGTCGAGACGTTGCTCGAGGACGGCTTCCACCGCCACCCACACGACGAGGGGGACCAGTGATGGACGAACCCACCCTGTTCGACACCAGCCGCGACACCCGCCCCCGCACCCGCAGCCCCCTCACCACCCCACGCCGAACAGACTGCCGCCCCACCACCAACTGGCAACCCGACGAACACCTCATCACCGCCGCACAAGCCGGCCAACTCCACATCCGCAACCTCACCCAAGAAGACCGCTCCTGGGTCGTCGCCGGACTCACCGCCCGCGGCCACACCGCCGAAGACACCGCCCACATGCTCCGCTGCAGCCTCCGCCTCATCAAACAGATCCGCGCCAACCCCATGACCGCCGTATCCCTCTACGCGCAAACCATCGCCGTCGAAGTCGAAACCGCCCGACTCCAAGCGAAGACAGCGAAACGCGCGCATGCCTACGAGCTTGAGGATCTGCGGATGACGGCGGAGCGGTACAAGAAGCAGCGCGATGACCTGATCGATCAGTTGGCTGCGCAGGCCCGCCGAGCGGAGGCCAAAGCATGACCATCCTCCCGACATGGCTGTACGACAAGGTGGTCGACCGATTCGGCCAAGACTGGGTAGAGGCCAACGGTTACGTCCGGAACACCGTGCACACGCCCACCCCCGAGGTCCAGTACCGCGGCGACAAAGCACACGAATGCGGCGGATTCACCATTCCTATCCACCATGTGTCGAGAGCCGCCATCGAGGGGAGCCCGGTGGATGTGCTCGAAGTGATCCGCCAGAGGATCCGCGAGGAAGGGCAGGGCACATGAGCGAGCTGATCGAGAAACTCGAGACCGGCATCGCCACGGCCGTCCACGAGATCGACGAGCTCCGCGCCGAGAACACCCGACTCCGGGCCCTGCTCGCCAGCTACGAAGCCGGGCAACCCCGACGCGCCACCCGGTAACGATGGACGAGACCGTCGAGAAACTGCACGAGCACACCCGCGGATGGCCGGCCGAACGCAAGGAAGCCATGCTCCGCTGGCTCCAAGCCCGACACACCCGCAAGGTCATCCAATCCCGCTACCAACATCCCGCCGAGCTGGCTGCCGCCGTCGACTCGAACTTCGTAATCACTCCCGCCGTCGACGTCATCTCCCGCACCGTCGAACGCGTCATCCGCGAGCCCCAACGCAATCTGCTGGTGACAATACCCCCACAGGAAGGCAAGTCGACCCTGTGCGCTGTGTGGGCTCCGCTTCGTGCCCTGCAGCTCAACCCGGACACCCGGGTCATCGTCACCGCTTACGGTGACTCGCTCGCTGAAGACCATTCCCGCGCCGCACGCGGATGGATCGAAACCGCCGGCACCGGAGCCGTCGACGCCATCACCGGCCTACCCGTCGAGGACAAACTCGGCCTACAGCTGTCACGGTCGTCCACCTCGGTGTCGGCGTGGCAGGTCTCCGGCGGCAAGGGCGGCTACAAGGCTGTCGGTCTCGGTTCCTCGGTGACCGGCAAGGCCGCCGATCTGCTCATAGTCGACGACCCGTACAAGAACATGCAGGAGGCGGACAGCCTCGCGCACAGGCGGAAGGTGTCGGAGTGGTTCAAGTCCGTGGCCCTCACCCGCTTGTCGCCGGATGCGTCTGTGATCGTCATTCAAACCCGCTGGCACGAGCAGGATCTGTCGGGGGAAATCCTCGCCGCCGAGCAGGAGTTGCCACCCGAGCAGCGGACGTGGCGGCACATCAATATCCCCGCCGTCTCCGAGGCAGGCATCCCCGACGAACTTGGCCGACCCCCGGGTGTCGCAATGACCTCCGCACGTGGCCGCACTGCCGAACAGTTCGCGACCCGTCGCCGTCAAGTCGGCGAACGTGTCTGGTACGCCCTCTACCAAGGCACCCCCGCACCCGCCGAGGGTGGCCTGTTCACCCGCACCTGGTTCGACGCCCACAAGCTCGACGAACAACCCGACCGGTCCACCATGCGCATCGTCGCCGTCGACCCGGCTGAGACGGGGGAGGGGGACGAGGCCGGCATCATCGCCGCGGCCCTACTCCCCGACGGCACGGTGGCGTTGACGCATGACCGGTCGGAGCAGATGACCTCCGAACAATGGGGCCAGGCCGCCGTGAAGCTCGCCATGGAAACCCAAGCCTCCGAGATCGCCGTCGAAACGTACACCGCTGGCACCACCTACGTGAACGTCGTCAAACGCGCCATCAAGGCCTACCGCGACAAACTCCAGGCCGGGTTCGATGGGAACGATCGGGAGATCGCCGCAGCCATCCGCCGCACCCACGACCTCAAGGTGCACCCCTGGCGCGGCAAGGGGGACGCGGTCGCCCGCTCCGCCCTACTCCGCCAGGCCGTGGAGGTCGGCACCTGCAAGACGGTCGCCGACGAGATGACCACCCTCGTCGAGCAGGCTGTCACGTGGCAGCAAGGCCAGCACCAACCGGACCGGGTCGCCGCCGCGATCATCGCCCACGACCGCCTCATAGCGCGCGGTGGACGCACCTCAAGTCTCGGCAACCCCGCCCGCCCCGCCACGGCGGCGCCGGCACCGGCGTGGCTTACCCGCAAACTCGGATAGCCCCTGCACGCACCGTGTTTACCGTTGCGCGCCATGGACGGTCTCACACTCCTCGTACTCCTCCTCTACGTCCTCGCCATCATGCGAGTCACCCGGTTGATCAACGCCGACACCATCCTCGACACCCCACGCATCTGGCTGCTCCGCAAGTTCGGGCCCGAGTCGACGCTCGCGTACTTCATCTCCTGCCCCTGGTGCGTGTCGATCTGGATCGCCGGCATCTCGGCGCCATTCGTGCTGTGGGCTGTGGATCTGCCGCTGTGGCTGTGGCCGCTCCTCGGACTCGCCACCTCACACCTGACTGGGTTGGCCGCGCAGCTCGACAGCGACGACATGGAGATCGAAATCGAGGAGGCCTGACCCTGCACCCCGCGCCTCTACCTTCTGGTCGTGGCCCGCAGAGTCAAGATCCGACGCACCCCCCGAGACCGGGGCACGTTGACCGCTGCCGGTCGGAAAATCACCGACCCCTCAAAAACCTTCAAATCCTCCATGGGATCCGGCGGGTCGGACTGGCAAGAACAAGCCTGGACCTTCCACGACAAAGTCGGCGAACTCCGCTACTACGTCGGCTGGCGCTCCGCCTCCGTCGCCCGATGCCAACTCGTCGGATCCGACCTCGACCCCGAAACCGGCCGACCCACCGGCACCACCGAAAACGACACAGTCCGACAGATCGTCCGGGACATCGCCGGCGGCGTCACCGGCCAATCCCAAATCCTCAAACGCATGACCACCATGCTCACCGTCCCCGGCGAAGGCTTCATCGCCATGATCGTCCGAGACAGTGAATCCCACGACACCTACTCCGACGGCTCACCCCTCACCCTCGACACCAAGGAGCAGGGCGAGTTCGAAGAGTGGATCGTGCTGTCCCGCGACGAAATCAAAGCCTCCGGCAGTGATGGTCTCGAGCTCACCCTCCAGGACGACTCCAAGCACCTGTTCGATGAGGACCGCGACCTGCTGTTCCGGGTATGGAACCCCCACCCGCGTAAAGCCTCCGAGGCTGACTCGCCGGTGCGGGCCGCCGAAGACGCACTGTTGGAGATCGTGCGCACCACCACCAGCATCGACAACGCCGGCAAATCCCGACTCGTCGGCAACGGCATCGTGTTCGTCCCCCAGGAAATGTCCCTGCCCGAACAAGCCGCACCCGGCGCCACCCCCATGGCCGGCGACCCCGCGGGCCCGGACTACGGAATCCAACCCGACTCCGTGCAGCAGCTCCAAGACCTGCTGTACCAAGTCGGCACCACCGCCTACAAGGACCAGGAGTCCATGGCGGCGTTCATGCCGATCATCGCCTCGGTGCCGGGGGAGTGGACCGACAAGGTCAAGCACCTCACGTTCGACTCGCAGGTCGCCGAAACTTCGCTGAAGACTCGTGATGCGGCGATCCGCCGCCTCGCCATGTCGTTGGATGTGGCGCCGGAGCAGCTCCTCGGAATGGGCTCCAGCTCCAACCACTGGTCCGCCTGGCTGCTCGCTGAGGAGGACGTGAAGGTCCACGTCGTCCCCATCCTCGAAACGATCGTCGCGGAACTCACCAAATACATCCTCCGGCCTCTGCTGGAGGAGGCGGGGATCGACCCGAACCAGCACGTCGTCTGGTACGACACCACACCGCTCACCCAGGATCCGGACAAGAAGGCCGAGGCGACAGCGGCGCACGACCGCGGTGGACTCACCACCAAGGCCCTGCGGAAGTACAGCGGGTTCGACGACTCCGACGGCTACGACCTCACGACCGTCGAGGGCTGGCAGGAGCTGGCGCGCGACAAGGCCGCCGCCGACGTGTCCCTCATCCCCACGTTGGCGCCGCTGCTCGGTGGCGTCGCCAACCAGATCACCCCACCCGCACAGCCGCCGGCGATCACCGCCCCCCCCGACACCACACCGGCGGAGCCGGAGACTCTGCCCGAGTCCGAACCGGTCAGTCAACCAGACTCCACCGACGAGCTCCCGACCGAAACAGTGACCAGTGCAGCGGTCCTCGCATTCGTCGAAACGTTCACCGCCCGAGCGTTGGAGCTCGCCAACAAGCGGCGCCGCAACCGCGCCAACGCCGCCCAGTTCCGCGGCATCCCGATGCACCTCGCGCACCGCAACCTCCCCGCGGTCCCGGCCACCGACGTGCCGAAGCTGATCGAAGGATGGGACGCCTCCGTCCCGTGGCAGACGGTGGAGCGTCTCGGGTTCACCCGCCGCACGATCGCCGCATGGGTCGAACGTGACGCCGCCGACGAGCTGATGAAGGTGGCCGGCTGATGTACCCCGACAACCTCGCCCGCGCCCTGTCCTCTCAGCTCGATGCCGAACGCGCCATCCACGCCCTCACCATGGCGGCGTTCGAGGCGTGGCTACCCCAGGTGAAAGCCGCGGTCCTCCCATCCCTGACCGCTGCCGCCGAACTCCCACCGGACCCGGACCAGATCCCCAACACCGCGGGTGCGTGGGAGGTCGCGTTGGACGAGGCGGTCCTGTACGGCATCGGCCTGCTCTACGGCTACGAACTCCTCGCTGTGCTCGACGCGTCGGGTGCGGTGGTGGAGGACATCCTCGACACCGACACCGATGCTGACGAGGAGCGGACCCGGGAACGCCCGACCCGGCAGGCAACGCCGGACGAGTTGCCGAACAGCACCCTCGCCAAGCAAGCCCGCAAGATCGTCGCCTCCTCCCTCGGCGTCTCCACCTCCGACATCACCGCACTCGACCGGCGCCTCGCATCCCTCCCCACTGTGCGGCAGCTCCAATCCGAATACCTCGGCCAAGTCCGCAACCGCATGGTGAACACCCCCGAAGCGGTGTTCCGGGACATCACCGTCCAACTCGACAAGGCCATCGCCGCCGGCGAAGGATCCGACGCGCAACGCCAGCGGGTGCAGCAGTTCCTGTCCCCAGCCACAGGGGACTGGACCGGCCGCGCCATGACCGTCGCCCGCACCGAATCCGCCGGCGCCATGTCCCACGCCACCATCGAAGCTGCGGCCCTGCGCAACGAGCTGCTTGAGGAAGACCTCACTCAGATCTGGATCTGCACACTCGACAGTCGCACCCGCAAATCCCACTGGGCCGCCGACGGACAGAGAGTCCCACTGGGATCAACGTTCCGTGTCGGCCGCGCGCAGATCCGCTACCCCGGCGACCCCCGCGGCCCCGCCGAAGAAGTCCTCAACTGCCGGTGCCGTGTCGCGGTCCTCGCCGCCGACGAAGCCCTCCCCGGCGAGCAGGACCGGCACACCGAACGCGGCCCCGGCGACTCCACCGTCCGCAACCGCGCCGGCACACAGCAGGACGAGATCGACCGGCGCGCCGAGGAAGGCAACATCCGGGCACGCGAAGACCCTGCCGGACTCGGTCGGGTTGCATCCATCCACACCGAGGAGCAAGACATGGCAGACGAAGAAACCATCGACATCGACGACACCACCGAGGTCGACGTCGACACCCCCGACGAAACAGGTGAGGACACGGGGGAGGGTGGGGTGACGTTCCGGACGTTCACCGACTCCGTCATCGCCGTCCTCGGCACCCCCACCGACGACCGACGCATCCTCGCCGCCGACATGGACTTCCGCTTCCGCGACTTCCCCCTCCCCGTCATGTGGACCAAGCAGTCCTCCGAAGGGCACGCCGCCGCGTACACCGTCGGCGTCATGGAAACCGCCCGCATCGAAGACAACCAGGTGTTGGCCTCCGGCTACCTCCTCAACACCGACGAGGCAGACGAGGCCGCCGACCAGCTCGCCCACGGCGTCACCGGCCCCTCCGTCGACCTCGTCGACGCCGACTGGATCTACACCAACGAGGCCGGGGAGGAGATCACCGAGGAGATGTGGGAGGACGCCTACGAGAACGGCGTCGAACTCAAGATCTACGAGACCGTCACCTCCGCGAAGCTCGCCGGCGTCACCCTTGTCTCGACCCCCGCATTCGGCGAAACGATCCTCACCCTCGACCCGACGCGCGTCACCAAGAACATTGCTGTCGTCGCATCGCTCGTCGCCGCCGCGGCGCGTCCCGTCGACACGACGTACGACGCGTCACTGTTCTCCAACCCCCAACTGGACGGTCCGACCCCGGTCACCTATGACGCGAAGACCGGCCGGATCTACGGGCACCTCGCCTGCTTCGGACAGTGCCACGTCGGCATCACCGACCAGTGCGTCGTCGCCCCCCGATCCAAGACGGACTACGCGCACTTCCACACCTCCCCACCCGTCCTCACCACGGACGGTCGCCTCCCCGTCGGCAGGCTCACGGTCGGCACTGGGCATGCCGGCCCGAGGTTGGGTGCGCGGCCCGCCGCGGAGCATTACGACAACACCGGCACGTGCTTCGCATTGGTGAGAGTGGGGGAGGACGAACACGGCATCTGGTTCTCCGGCATCCCACACCCCACCGCCACCGACGAGCAGATCCGCGCTGGACTGTCCGCACCGTTGTCGGGGGACTGGCGCACCATCGGCGGCAACCTCGAACTCGTCGCCGCGCTCGCCGTCAACACCCCCGGATTCCCCGTCCTCGTCGCCGGCGCCTCGGACGAGAACGACCGGCCCCGCACCCTGGTCGCGTCGCTCGGCCCCCGCGCGGAATCGAAGCGCACGAGCCGGGTGGATCCGAAGCTGTTGGCGCAGGAGGTGGTGCGGGAGATGCGTGCCCAGGACCGCCGCAACGAGCAGGCTCGGAAGTTGCTCGCCTCTGTGGACCGTCGGCGTGAAGCACGCGCCATCATCGAACAGGTAGGAGTCTGAACATGGGATGCGGCTGCGGACGACGCGCTGGATCAACCCTCACCGCAAGCGGAGGGACCACGACGTCGTACACGTACAAGGTGACCTTGCCGTCCGGTGAGGACGGCGGCACCTACCTCACGCCCTTGGAGGCGAAGCGGGAAGTGCGGCGCGCGGGTGGCGGCACCATCGTCCGCGTCGCCGACACACCCACCTGACCGCCGCCCTACAGCGGCGCAAGACGTCCCGGCAGATTCTCCTACCTGCCGGGACGTCTGGTGTCTGCACCCTTCGTCTTTACTCTCCCGACCAGACAACAGGAGTCCTGTTCTGGCTGTGGGCCGGGGACCTCCAACGTCACGACCGAGACAACAGGAAACGAGACGAGGAGTCCCCATGGACCCGTTCGAACTGCCCGAGGAGATGCCGACCGACCTCGCAGGTCTGGCGGACCTGCGCGCCCAGGCAGAGGAGTCGTTCAACGATCTGCGCGACATCGTCAACAGCGGCGAAGACCTCACCGAGGCGCAGCTCGAGCAGCTGCGTTCCCTCGCCCAGTCCATCACCGCCATCGACACCGCCGCCCAGGACATCGAGCAGGCGGAGCACGATCGCCGCGCCGAGGCCGCCGACCTCATCTCGCAGGTCGCCGGACAGTCCGGTGAGAACGAGGACGAGGGTGAAGGCGACGACACCGACAACGAAGAGGGCGACGGCGACACCGAGGGCGACGACGACGTGTCCCAGGACGACGTCGACGCCGTAGTCACCGAAGCCGAACAGGCCGCAGCCGACGCCGCCGACACCGTCGCCGCATCCGGCCGCCGCCGCACCAACTTCTCCCGCGCCGCCGGCCGCAAACCCAACCTCCCCGCCGCACGCCGCAAGCCGGACATCGGCTGGCGCATGGACACCAACGTGTTCGGCTTCAAGCCCGGCAAGGTCGGCTTCGCTGATCTCGCCGAAGCCGTCGAATCCGTCCGCCCCGGCCAGCGCATGCGATCCAGTCGCCCCGTCCGCGGTGGCTTCTCCGGCCAGACCCTCGGCCGCCTCGACCGCGAAATGCCCCTCATCGAGACCAGCCACGAACTCGTCGCTGCGATCGAGACGGCCACCAACGAGAAGAACCTCCCCGGCGGCAGCCTCACCGCAGCCGGCGGCTGGTGCGCCCCCTCCGAGCAGCTCTACGACTTCTGCGAGGTCCCCCAGGCCACCGACCTGGTCTCCCTCCCGGAGATCGCCATCAAGCGCGGCGGCATCCGCTGGCCCGTCGAACCGGACCTGTCCGCAATCTTCGACAGCTTCCAGTTCTTCTTCACCGAACCGCAGCTCGAAGCCGTCGACGCCGAAGGCAACCCGACCGCGATCAAGGAATGCGTCGAGGTCCCGTGCCCCGAGGAGTTCGAGGAACTCCGGCTGAACGCGGTCGGCTACTGCGTCGAAGCCGGCATCCTGCAGAACCAGGGCTGGCCCGAGCTGATCGAGTGGTTCATGCGCTCGCTCACCCAGGAACACTTCCGGGCACTGTCGCGCCGCACCGTGCTGGACATGGTCGCCGGATCCACCGGCGTCACCATCCCCGCCGACGCGCAGATCGCCGCCGGCAGCTCGGTGCTCAACAGCCTCGCGCTGATGGCAACCAACCTGCGCCTCGATCGTGGTCTCGGTCGTACGGCCACCATCGAGGGTGTCGCACCGTCGTGGTTGTTCGAGGTGATCCGCGCCGACCTCGCCAACCAGGAAGGCACCGACACCAAGGCCGTGACCGACGCTCAGGTCACCTCGTGGCTGACGGCCCGCAACATCGCGTTGCAGTTCGTCGGTGACTGGCAGACCCGCGGCACCGGCCAGCCCGGCAACCTGCAGACCGTCGTCTACCCCGGCACGGTCAACGTCCTGCTCTACCCGGCAGGCACCTGGTTCCGGTCCCTGAGCAACGTGCTCGAGCTCGGCGTCATGTACCCGAAGGAACAGCTCCAGGTGAACCGCTACACGCGGTTCTTCACCGAGGACGCGATCGCAGTCGGCAAGCGTTGCAACCAGTCGCTGAACGTGACCATCCCGATCTGCCCGTCCGGGGCTATCGGGGCACGTCAGACGATTGCCTGCAACACCCCCGACCCGGTCACGCCCTAATCGGACTACCCCGCACGCCTCCCCTTCCCGGGGGCGTGCGGGGTTGTGACTCCGAACGTGC